GAGTACGTCACAAAAACCGAAGTCCACGCCGACATCAACCGCGTCTTGGACCGGCTTGATCGCTTGGATGAGAAACTGGATCGCCTTATGGAGAACAAGCATGCCAGCGGTAAGCAGTAAACAAAAGCGTTTTATGGACGCCGCAGCGCACAACCCAGACTTTGCGAAGCAAGCGGGTGTGCCTCAAAAGGTGGCTAAGGAATATAGCGAAGCTAGCAAAGGTCTGAAGTTTGGCAAAGGTAGCTCTACTCGTGCCGATCTACAGAAGGTAAACAAGCCCAAAACCCTTCAGGGCAAATCTGAACTTTTTTCAAAAGGAGGCCAAGTCATGGCTAAATCATCTGGTAACGGTATCACTAACGCCAAAATGGGCTCTGTCCGCACTGCTGCTCCCAGCCGTGACGGCGTGGCTTCCAAAGGCAAGACCAAAGGCACCCAAGTCAAAATGGCTGGTAGCAAGCCTCTGGGCATGAAAAAAGGCGGTACAGCCAAAGGCATGAAGTACGGCGGCAAAGCCTGCTAATTTAGGAGGCCACCATGGCTAAAGACAAAGTCTACACAGAAGATATGGGTCAACCACCCATGGACCCAGAAGTGGCTCCACGCACTCCCAAAGCCTCTAAAAAAGGCATGCCCGAGCAATTGGGTGAGGGCATCCGCGTCGAGAAAAAAGCCAAGGGTGGCACTGCTTCTAGCCGTGCTGATGGTTGCTGCACCAAAGGCAAAACTCGCGGAAAGATGGTGTAACCATGGCTACCCGTTGGAGCAAAGTTCCCGGCGGCGATGACGACGTCATTGAGCGCAGTCGCGAAGATGTACAGAAGGTCCGCAAGGGCCTGAACGTAGATAAGTCCAACCTCAAAGGTGGGGCGCGCGACGCTGTTCGTGAGGCCGGTTCCCGCGCTGGTGCCCGTTTGGTCAACCGCGCTGGTGCTGCACAACTTGCTTTTACCGGTGGATACGAAGCCGGTAGAGCTTTGGACGAGAAGACCGGCATTGGTAAGAAGCTGGTTGAGAAGTCTGGCCTTGGTGACTTGGCTGACAAAGCTGTTAGCCGCCGCGATAAGGTTGAACTGTCCAAGAGCGCCAAGGAGCGCGTGGATGAGGACGACCGCTTCAAGGAAGTTGAACGCGTACTGCGTGAGACCGACGAGGATATTGAGTCCAGCAAGTACGGCAAGGGCGACAAGTACAAACGCGGTGGCAGAGTCTCCGTGTCTAAAGCTTCTCGTCGTGCCGACGGTATTGCAACCAAGGGTAAAACCCGAGGAAGAATCCTATGATGGCGAGCCGCGGTATGGGGGCTATTGCTCCCTCTAAGATGCCTGAGAAGAAGGTCATTCATCGCAAGGATGACCCGAACAACGTTGACTACTACGCCGAGGGCGGCAGTGTGAACGAAGCTGGCAACTACACCAAACCCGGTTTGCGTAAGCGAATCGTGGCGCAGGTGAAAGCCGCGGCTACGCATGGTACCGGTGCTGGTCAATGGTCCGCACGTAAGGCACAATTGGTGGCCAAGAAGTACAAAGCTGCTGGTGGTGGCTACAGAGACTGACATGAAAGCGCCGCAACAATCGCTTAAAAATTGGGGCGACCAGAAATGGAGGACCAAAAGTGGAAAACCGTCTAGCAAAACAGGTGAAAGATACCTTCCAGAAGCTGCGATCAAAAGCCTCAGCCCTGCTGAGTACGCTGCGACAACGCGTGCAAAACGCGCTGGCAAAAAAGCCGGGAAGCAGTTCGTAGCCCAACCTAAGACTATCGCCAAGAAAACATCGAGGTTCAGATAATGGCAATCACATCCGGTACCGCAGCATTTAACCTTGACCTAGCTGAGCTGGTCGAGGAAGCGTTTGAGCGCGCCGGTCGTGAGCTGCGCTCTGGTTATGACCTGCGTACAGCGCGTCGTAGCCTCAACATCATGTTCGCCGACTGGGCTAACCGCGGCATCAACATGTGGACAATCGAGCAGGGTCAGATTGATCTTGTTCAGGGGCAGAGCACCTATGCGCTACCCAACGATACCGTTGACTTGTTGGAGCATGTCATCCGCACACAGGCGGGGCAGCAGTCCAACCAAGCCGACCTGACAATTACCCGCATCAGCGTTTCGACCTATGCGACCCTCCCAAACAAACTTCAGCAAGCTCGTCCAATTCAGGTTTGGGTACAGCGCCTTGATGGTCAAACGGCAGCGGCAATCACGACTCTTGCGTCTGGCATTTCGGCTACAGACTCAACTATTTCGTTGACATCAACTCTGGGTATGCCAGCAGCGGGCTTCGTGAAGATCGGTAACGAGACCATCAACTACACATCCATTAGCGGTAACGACCTGATCTCTTGCTTCCGTGGCCAGAACGGTACAACTGCCGCTTCTCACTTGGCCGCAGCCCCTGTGTCTGTGCAGAGCCTGCCTGCTGTTTCTGTGTGGCCCACACCCGATGGAGCTCAGTCATATCAGTTCGTTTACTGGCGTTTGCGCCGCACGCAGGATGCGGGTGGTGGTGTGAACGTGATGGACGTGCCTTTCCGATTCATCCCTTGCATGGCCGCTGGTTTGGCGTACTACATAGCAGGCAAGATTCCCGAGGGCGCTGAGCGCCTGATGATGCTCAAGCAACAGTACGATGAGGCTTGGGAGTTGGCGGCTTATGAAGACCATGAGAAGGCAGCGATTCGCTTCGTGCCACGTCAACAGTACATCGGAGGTGCGATGTAATGGCTAACCGGTTTGCTTCCGGTAAGTATGCGATTGCGCAGTGTGATCGTTGCGACGCTCGCTTCAAGTTGAAGCAGCTCAAGCGCGAGATCATCAAAACCAAGAACTATGAACTCTTGGTTTGCCCAAGTTGCTGGGACCCCGACCAACCTCAACTTCAACTGGGTATGTATCCGGTTGATGACCCACAAGGTTTGCGTAACCCACGCCCTGATCGCAGCTACATTACATCTGGTACAACCGGACTTCAGATCATCAACAGCAACAGCACCGACATTCTTGCTCAAGGTTACCAAGGCGAAGGCAGTCGAGACATTCAGTGGGGGTGGAACCCTGTGGGTGGTGCGAGCTTGGATGATGACGGATTAACGCCGAACTACTTGGCTTTAGTCGTGGAAATTGGTACAGTCACTATTGCAACGACATAAGGAGTCCCTCATGGACAAGAAAGACCTCGCACAAGATAAAAAGACCGCTGCAAAGGCCGTGCACAAGCACGAAAAAGCCATGCACCCCGGTAAGCCTATGACCAAGATGAAGGCCGGTGGTAAGACCAACGCCGACATGCTCAAGTACGGTCGCAACATGGCCAAGGTCATGAACCAACGCAGCACCGGTCGCAAAGGAGCCTAATCATGGCTACATACAAAACTCCCAAGAAAGTTAAGTCTGTTGTGGTGGGCGAAGAACCCGCAAGACCATGAAGGACGCTAACGTGTCCGTGGCCAACACACGCAGCCAAGACTACAAACCCACTAAAACTTCGGGTATCAAGATTCGTGGCACAGGCGCTGCGACTAAAGGCTTGTACGCTCGTGGACCCATGGCTTAATAATGACCTACGACGAACTCTACGCTTCGATCCAGTCTTACACGGAAAACCAGTTTCCTGAGACTTATCTTGCTGACGGAAGTGCTGTGTCTACTGAGACACAGATCAACACTTTCATTAAGCAGGCGGAACAACGCATCTACAACACGGTGCAGTTTCCATCGTTGCGTAAGAACGTCACAGGTGTGACCACCACGAACAACAAGTATTTGTCGCTACCAAGTGACTTCTTGGCCGTCTATTCTTTGGCGGTTATTGACGCCACCGGTGTGTACGAGTACTTGTTGAACAAGGATGTGAACTTCATTCGTCAGGCTTACCCACAGCCAACAGATACAGCCATTCCAAAGTACTACGCTTTGTTTGGCCCAACCACTTCGAGCGATCCTACGCCGATCATCACTGACGAGTTGTCTGCCATCTTGGGCCCCACACCAGATGCAGCTTACAACGTTGAGCTACATTACTACTATTACCCAGAGTCAATCACCACCGCGGCTGATGGTCGTACATGGTTGGGGGATAACTTTGATTCTGTGTTGTTGTACGGCTCTTTGGTGGAGGCATACACCTTCATGAAAGGCGAGACCGATATGGTCACCTTGTACAACACCAAGTACAACGAAGCACTTGCGTTGGCTAAACGTCTGGGTGATGGTATGGAGCGTCAGGACGCATACCGTTCTGGTCAATATAGACAGGCGGTGACCTGATGGCTATTCAGCAAGGCGCAACAAACACGTTCAAGCTCGGGTTGCCAAAAGGCAACTTTGACTTCGATGTGGACACATTCAAGATCGCGCTGTACACCGGTGCAGCGTCGATTGGCCCAGACACGACTGCGTACACAACTGATGGCGAGACTGTAGCTACGGGTTACACCGCCGGTGGCGAAACGCTTACTGTTACGCAGGCACCTACAATTGGTAACCAGACAGGTATCGCTACGGTGTATTTATCGTTCGCAAACGTCACATGGAACTCGGCTTTAATCGCACGCGGTGCACTGATTTACAAGTCGGGTTCTGGTAACCCAACCGTTTGTGTGTTGGACTTTGGCGGCGACAAATCATCAACCACAACTTTCACGGTGCAGTTTCCCGCTGCTACCAACACAGCAGCGATTATTCGCATTTCTTAATAGGAGCACACATGGCTACCATCGAAAAATCTAAATCAGCAGACGCCGTGGCTTGCGCGGTTGTTCGTAACGCTGGCCCAGTTGAGGCCGCCAGTGGTGGCGGTGTCTTCACCCTTCAATGCTTTGACAAAGACGGCAAACTGA